TGTGAAGCCTAACGGTTTGAACCGCTGAGACTAGTGGAAGTAGCTTCTAGTTCCTTTAGGTGAAAACCGATCACCCTTAATAAGGGGTCCGTAGTTGAGGTCTGGAATCGAGCTCGACTACGTCCTTTGGAATTAGCAAATTCAAAGGAGGAATTCCCAGGCGCGCGCCTTCTACGACACTACTCGCAATGCGAGTAACGTCTGCGAAGGATAGAGGGTCACCCTCTCCGTCTGGTACCTGCCTGTCCACCAATTCGGTGAACTTGCGTTTTCTACTGATCCAACTCTTATTGGAATACGGTATGGTGGAGCGCGGATCATATCCGTGCTTCGCTGACATATCAGGGAATAATAAATCCCTAAATATGTACGGTCTCTCGATCATATTGATGGCATCATTGAGCGAGATAAATCCGGCAGACCTTGCCTTCCGGATTTTGGTCGAATAGTTCCAGGATCGAAATTCGTCCGGAGAAACTACAATCAAAGATTGAATCTCATCAAGGTTGATACTATGTATCAATTCCTTATTCGACAGGAAGTCGCGGACCTGATCACCGATTAGGTCAGCGTTAATACCCCGGGCCCGTGCGTTCGAGGCGAAACTCGATAGCACTCGCCGATCAAGGTGGGTACTTTCTCCTGAGAGGACCTTCCTCATCAGGATCAGATGGTTATGATCCAGATCAATTATCTGGTCAATTACCGTGGGGAGATCGAGGTGCCAGGCTGGCGCTTCGAGACCACCCAGTGAGACTGGGAGGTACCTCGTAACGTTATCGGACAAGAAAGCCGAAAACCGTTCGCTAAATCTCCATGAAGCCCACTTCTTAAGTAGGTCAAGTGGTTTTTCCAGCCAGGCTAGTACTTTACTAATCTGGTGGGCCTTTCCAATACCTGGATTGGGTTCGTCCTTCCCCTCGTGCTCTTTCGAGCAGGGCGAAAGAAGGCGTAGCTTTATAGCATCAACATGACAATGACTTTCATAGTCGAGTTGGAAGAGAAACTTCCCTCGGAAGATCTCTTGGCAGGAGTAATCTCTTATGAAGATCCATTCTTCGCAATAGGTTCCACCTATTTCAGAGATGAAATTCTGAGGCCACGAGACGGACATTCCGTTACGTGAATGAGATTTGGTAATCTCCCTCAGATACTCCCTAGGCCCGGTTGCAGCGTGGTCATCACCGCTGCACGAAAAGTGCCTCCACCAAGCTGAAGGAATATGTTTCAGCTTTCTCAGGTGGCTGAGTAACTCAGCGTCCGAGGCGTCTCGACCGAGACGATATCTGATAAGTGCTTCTAGCTCTGCACAAAGGTTGTGCATAGTAAGAACGGCTTTTGCTCCTGGATCTCCCATAAGAATACCTCTATTGGTAGACCAGACATCCTCTTCGGAGTCAACGACTCTGCGAGAGGAGCAAAGTAACTTATTAGAAAGACGGTGATAAGGACACTCCTCATCGAGTCCCGATACTAGTCCGTCAAGCATGGCTTGACTGTAACTATGTACGCAGAAATCCGTCGCAGTTGTCAGATCTGAGGACAGCATCCTCAGTTCTGGTTCCTCCACATCGCCAGGACATTCCTTGCGGTGGAGGCCCTTCACGTATTCAAACCCCTGCGCGGCTCTGGTTAGACCAGAACGAGCAGACGGGTGGTTTCTCAACCATCCCGTAATATGGTGACTGAAGGGTTGGAGAAATATGGTAACACATGCTTCTCCCACGGTGACCACCCGGGACTTTGCACCGGGTTCTCCGATAGAAGATCTTCGGATCAAAGGGTAGACCTCAGCTGAGAGCTGAAGACTATCGGGCTGGTGCTTATCTCCGGTTAAGAAACCGAGGTTAAGCATCTCCTCGACTGCCCACTGGTGGAGCTGATAACCAGTAGCTTCATCAAGTCCGTAAATAGGATCTTCGTATTTGAAATTTTCAAAATCGAAGACCGTGTCTTGTCTGGATTCTCCAGGCATGACACATGAGCTGATAGCACCGTCCTCATCATGAGGTAGTTCTGCAATGAAATCATTGTAGTTCCTTCGGCCAGCTGTCATCCAACGCGGGAAGCCTGCGACTTCTGCAGATTCCCGGCCAAGTAAGGTCGTCCCCTCCACTGTTCGTGTTGGGACAGCCTCCATCCAAGATCGGAAACTTTCCGAGATTTCCTTGGCACGTCCACCCTCCTTGACTTTCGAGTCAAAAGAGGACGAGGTGGTTAGTGAGAGGTGAGCAGCAGATGTATAATCTGAAGTCTCTTCTTTTATTTTCCTTCCTATGAGATTGGACAGGAGTCTGAGAATTTCTTCTCTCTCCTCCGTCTCATCATGGACGCTCTCCAGCGTGTTACGGTGCTTTTGCAAGGACCGCTTACGCGTGGTGTCGTCGCCCGAGGGTAAACCCCGGGAGGATGTCAAATGAGCCACTCTAGTCAAATCAAGCTTTGACCTAGCTCCAAACATGACCACGGATTCCATCCATGGGCAGAGTTTGAACCAGAAACGAGGAAAGTCCTCAGTGTTCTGGTCTCCGAAACCCGGAAAGTCCGTTGGAGCTTCCGGTTTCTCGGTCTCGGATTTGAGAGCGTGCCACTTCAAGAGTGAGCCAAACTCTTTCCACTGGCCAGTACCAGTGTCAGTCCTGTAGACCGAAACAGAATACGCCCATTTCAAGAGCCTCTTGAAATGAACTCCGTCGGTATCTACTGATGGGGTGGAGAAGATTACAGAATCTGTAATAGACTCGACAAAGTTACACGTTCTTTTCAGATCGTCATACTTTGCTCGGCACAAACGGTTTAATCCCGAATTGTGTAGGTCAAGACCAAGTATCTGCTTGGCCCTTCTATACCTGGAGCGCAGGGATTCCCTTCGCGCCGGACCCAGGTGCTTCGACAAAATTTGTCGGAATACTGATTTTGCCTCAAAGTTATTGAGGGAATCAATCTCGCTAGCTTTCCAGCCACCGGCCCGCGAGTTGCCAGTGACCGCCGGGATGCCATCCCCGGTTGTGGCGCTGCTTTGAGCAGTAGTACACATATAACAGAAGTCAGTTCCACTGATAGATGTGCGGTCGCTTTACAGAATTT